TTATTTAGGTAAAACCTCCTGGTTAAGTACAAAATGAGTAAATTGAGCGAGTTCTTTATGTGTATACCGAGCTAAATCGATGTGACGGTTATATAATAAATCGACGTCATAGATAAGATTCATCGGGATTAAGTCTCGTAATAGCTTAGATACGGCATCACGTTGTTTTTTTACGCCCAACGATACCTTGAAGTGAACATTATAATTCTTATAGTCTTCGACGATACGATAGTTACCAGGGCCACAAATACCGTCGAGTAGTTCTCGTAGCTTAATTTCGGTATAAGGACGCTGACCGGCTAATGCCAATAGAATATTAAATCTTCGGTCATCGATCGTATCGTCCACAGCCGGAACAATATCCAATATAGTTTCCCATTGTGTTAAGCCATGAGATTCTGCCGTCATAATAAACTGCTCTCTGAAGATCTCGACCATCGTATTCCATAAAGCTTGCATTTCGATGCTTTCGACACGATATATTTCTTGCATTTCGGCGACGTTACCCGATACCGGTACAGCAAATTCGGATAAATCAATGATACGAGTATAATTATCAAATATAGTCATAGATTATCCTTTCGTTAATGTAACAGTGCCTAATTTCGGGATTTGATGAGGCTGTAAATCAAGACGTTTAACAGTTTTACCATTAATTTTAATATCGCCTACATCGACTACTTTATCTAAATCAACAGCTAAAGAAGTGACTACAGAAGTTCTAACCGTTAAGAATTGTTTTTCGTCTTGAGTGGTCCATTCTTTACGTCTAACCTTTAAACGTTCTTCGATTTTCTTAGTTAATTCCTCTTGAATTTCACTAGGTTCATGACCGGCTGTCATAACGACCGGGATCTCGTAGTTGATAACGACTTCTTCGGCTGCTTCGACCGTAACAGTATGTCCAATAGGTGCTAAACCGTAACCTTTTCCTTGATTAGGAGTCGGATCGAAGACATTTTGTACTTCTTTAACTAGCTCTTGAGACGGTTTATTAAATTCGTTATTTACGAAGACGACTTTAACAGTGCCACCACCATTCCAACATCGGTATATTTTAGAACCACCAGTACCGCTTACGCTTAATACTTTTTCTTTATAATCAGCACCATTACCACCGTAGGCTTTAGACTTTAGTGCACGGATATATCTTTCTCTGAAAGCTTCTGTATCTTCTTCGTCTTGACCCGGTACTAATACTTCTTTAATCTCGGCATTCTGTAAACCAGGGATACTATTAATAGGAGTGATACGGCCGATACAGTAATTACCTTTAGCACCAGGAGTTTCGCATACTAGTTTAAATTCATTATTAGATAGGTCGATCGCTTCAGTTACCCTAAAGTTAAGATCTTCAAAGTTAAACCGAGTACCAATATCGACAGCTCGATCGAATATACCTTTCACTTCGGCTGCTGTAGCTTCACGAGGTACGATATTAAATTCGACAGCTCTTAACTCTAAAAACGCTCGGTCAGCTGTTTTAGCATAGGTTTGTCTTAAAATCACTTGTGCCATAATATAGGCTTCAGCTAACTCAAAAGAAAAAGGAGCCAATGAGTCATATATCATAGATCCTTGTCGTTTATCGTATTTAGTATCGGTTCTAAATAAGGCATCAGCTAATATATTTTCATAAGTTTTATTTTCGTACATAGTCTGTTACCTCTTTATATATATCATTAATCGTGCCGTAAATAGTGTCGCACGAGAATACACATAATACGTCGCCACCATTATTAGAGAAATTAAAGTCATATACTTTATCGATTCTGTCGTCAGCTAATAATGCTTCCGTGATACGTCTTTGAATCTCGGCATATACGTAAGGGATAGCTTCACCGATTAAATCGTTTAATTCGATGCCATAATCCCAGTCGTATATCAAATATTTGTAGCGTTCCGTATTAATAATTTTAAAGATAGCTTGTTTCATCGCTTCATAGTCGCCACACATACCGATGATTTTATAATCGTCTTCGTATCTGACTCTGAAGGTATTAGAAGTCTGTTTCTTTGTAACCAAACTGCTATCAAGTTGGTTATAACTAGACATAGGAGTTAGTGCCATTATTTAGTCGTACACCCCGTGTTTGGATTATATACACGATCAATCGCTATATAGCGCTGACCACCAGTTTCTTGGAATAACCATACCTTATCGCCGACCTTAAGACCGTTATGTACTAGGTACTTCTTACGGCCTTTGTACTCATGGTTATGGCTAGCAAATTCAGCGTAACCACCGCCACCACTTCTATTTTCGGTTATATGATCGACACTCATTTCCATCGTCCATTCACACGTATTTTTAGTAAGCATAATATGGTCTTCCGGAATAATTAAGGTAGAATCGAGTGCTATTTCGAGTGGAGCTTCTGAAACGACTACACCGATTAACATCGTAGCCGGCTTCGTATTCTCGACAGCTGTAACGGCCGCCGACTTAATGACGCTTAATATCTTATTAAAATCATTATCCATTATTTAACACCTGTTCTAATAATATGAGTAGGAGCTACACCATTATGGTAAGCATAGTTAACATCGGAGTAATGAATAACTGAACCAGCTTTAGTACTATTACCGACACAGCCACCAGCACCGTCGGCTATAACGACATGTTCATCGCCATCATAGATAAGGATATCGCCAGGGTTAGCAGCACCAGTATACGATTCGATCGCATAACCACGACCATTCATAAATGTCTTAAGCCCAGGTACGTCTTTAATACTGGCATTATACGCATCGGCTAAATCGCTATTATAGTAAGAACCACCAGCTGTCGCTCTATCGACACAGCCTACATCGCCATAAGCAGAAGTAGTACCAGTGATAGAATCGAAGCCAGCTTGTACACCAGCATTCGTAGCATTACCAGCTTTACCAGTACCTTTAGAAGTACCGCCAGATTTCTTGTTCATAGCTTGGATGCGTTTACGAATCTCTTCGTCGCCTCTATCTTCGACCGTAATCTCGGGTTGTTGTTTGTCGAAGTAAATAATATCCATATCCATTAAATGTTTATTATTATTAAATTTATGAGTAACGGCTTGTACGTATACTAATTCATTAATGATCTGATCACCGATATTAAAGTTTAACCAGATACCGGAACCAGGTCGTATTTCGGTATGACCTAAACAGTCTTTTAAGCGTAGTGTATGAGTTTTTCGTGCTAACGTATCGAGTAAGTTCTTAGCATATTCGATAGCGTTAGTCTTCTTATCGTCGGGCTTAAACACCTTTTGAAGAACGCCCCATTTCTGAGTTTCGTTCTTAGCATAAGCTGCCCCAGTACGCCAGAATTTCTTAGTTTCTTCACCGTTCTCGGTAGCTTTAGCTTCACGGACTACTAAGACTTGTGTAAAGGTATTCTCGATAGATGAAGTGTATTCGTAATCACCGACTTGAGTAGCATCGATAAGAATGTCGGTTACCATATCGTTAAGTTCTTTAACCACGAGTAGACCTTTATCGTCATAAGCTAAGTACACAGGCTTACGTTCCTTCATTTCGGATTCTTTAGCCTTATATTTATCAGATTTAGATAATTCAGCTATGGCCGCCTCTTCGGTATAACCATGATCGGTGAGATATTTAATATCGTTTTTCTCATAATAAGTACCGTTAGGAGCTAATTTATCAGAATCTGAATCTCGTTTAGGAGGAGCCATTTTAGCATTATTTATGGCATCCCATGTCTTAACTTTATATTTAGGCGATTTAGCAAGTTCGGCTAGCGCATCTTCTTGTTTATAGCCGTGATCGGTTAAATACTTAATATCGTTCTGCTCGTAATAAGTACCGTTCGGAGCCGTAAAATTACTATCGGTCGACTTCTTTAAAGGCTTCATAACCGGTATCTTAGGAGAGTAAATATTAGTCTGTTTTAACATATCGAGAATAATATCTTGATACGTTTTACCGTCATAGATGTATTTAATCTTATATACGGTCGGACTAATATCGCCGACTTTAATAGCTAAGTCTTCGGCTAGGGCTTTAATTAATTCAGAAGCCGTTTTCTCGCCCTTAAATACGTAATAGCCTTCCGATTTTAAATACCGACATTGATCGTATGCCGTTACTTCGATGAAGTTATCTTTAGAGCGCTTCTTTTCAAAGATGTAGCCGACGAATACGAGCTCACCGTTAACTTTAAGGTTAATAAGGTCGCCTTCTTCGATATTCAGTACTTTATCTTTAAATACTTTAAAGGATAATTTAGCCGGAGCAAGGTCAGGGCTACGGTCTAGCGTAACCCCGTCTTGCGGATCTAGTATGTACATATCCTTTCGGTCGTGCATAACGAGTAACTCGTAGTTTACACGTAAGGGAGCATGTGTTATTTTTTGAGAATTAAATTCGTCCATGCGTCAGTCCCCTTTCCTTCGTTATACATACTAAGAGCTTGAGTAGCACCTAAATAACAAGGTACTCCAATTTTATTTAACGCGGCAATTTTAAATAAATTATTAGTGTTGCCGAATTGTTGTTTAACGACTCTTTGTAGTGTCGCTTTATTAAACCCGTTAGGAGATTTAACTTCTTTAGCCGGTACTTTATCGGTCGGACGTTCTGTCTTAACGGAAGCGTTAGCAGTGCCGTCTTTATTTTCTTCGATCACAAGCTTTTTAGTACCGTAGTCTCTCCATTGACGGAGTTTGATACTTATATACATATCGAAGCCATAATCGTGGTCTTCTTTAGTCTCGAGGTCCTCGATCGTAACTCGTTCCGTAATCATACTAAGCATTTCGCCTGTCGGCTTCATACGGACTACGGTAAACTTAACCGGATTACCGGCTAATTTCATACCGTGTATTTTATTAGCGTAGTATTCAGCTTTTTTACTCTTCTCGAGAATAGACTGATTAAACGGATATTTACTATTCGGTAAAAGGATCTCGAAGGAATATTCGGTCAAACCGAGAGGCTTCGGTATCGTTACTTCACCGGTTTGTAATAGGTCGATCGTTTCATTCTTATTGCTATAAGAAATATCGAGCGATTTAGGCGGTATCGGTATCTGGAGGTTGTCTAAGTAAAAATAATACATTATGTTAAAGCCTCCCCAGTGTTACGTTGGAATGCATCGACTAAGCCGTTAGCGAAGTTAGTGCTAAAGTCTTTATAGTCGACGCTAGAATCGATGTTATTATTATTCGTTACGTTTAAGTGAATAGTACGTTGAGACCAGGACTTAATAGCATCGTTCATAATGCCTTTATTTAACGTGTTAATCTCGTCGGCCGTTAACTGTAATGCTTTAGCAGTTTTTGCTGTATTCTTAGCAGTCTTCTTCGTATTTTTAGCTGTGTCTTTAGCAGCATCGGATACGGCTGCACGTTTATCGTTATTAGAATCGTCTGAATTAGTATCAATATTCGGTTGACTCGGATTAAAGATATTGCTAATTTTACCGACCAAACCATCGCCAGCATTCTGCCAGTCACTAGCTGTACCTAATATATTCTTAGAATCTAATTTATAGTCGTCAAATGCACCAGCATCGACTTGTACTTGGAATCTGGAAGCTACGACATTACCGACACCGTCTAATAAATTCTTAAGGAACGGTACTTGTTTCATAACGCCGAGCATTGCATTAATGCCCTGTACAGCAAATTCGACTAAGTTATTCCATAAGCGTTTAAATAAATTTTGTATTGCCTTAGCCGGATTATTAAATACATCGGATATGAAGTTAGCGAAGATAATAAATACGTTCCAGATATAAGCTATTTGGTTAAATAAAACAGCCCATAATGCACCGAATACACCGGCGATAACACCGACTACTGTATACGTAGTACCAGCCCATTCGTTATACATATCGATAACGAGATATAAAGCACCGATAATACCCATAATAGCGAGTGCTACCCATGTTGCTGGACATGCTAACATAGCAGTATTTAATTCCCATTGTGCGATACTAGCCGCAATAGTCGAAGCTGTAGCCACTAACCAGTTAGCAGCATATACAAGAGCTACGGTAGCTAATGCAAATAAAGCACCATGTACGAACCATGCATTTTCTTGTAACCAGCCAAATACTTGTTGACCGACCGTTAATACTTGCTTAAATGCATACGATATTTCATTGAATACATTTTTAATAATAGGTGCTATATACTGAATATTATTTTCTATGCTATCGACAAACTGTCTAAATTCTGGAGAATTAGCTAAATCATTAACAGCATCGAATAAGGGAGCAAATGCATATTCTGCGACCGACTTAATATCGGTAGCCCAGTCTGCGAACGTATGAGGCATCTTACGATATGCTTCTTCGATATCATCAGCATTTTCGAGCATAGCCTTCTTAATAACTTCGGCCGTAACTTTACCTTCGGACGCTAGTTTCTTTAATTCGCCACGAGACACACCCATCGTTTTAGCGATGATGTTTTCGATCATCGGAGCATTCTCGGCGATAGACCGGAATTCGTCACCTTGTAACTGACCAGATGCTAGACCTTGTGTTAACTGAATCATGGCATTCTTTTTATTTTCGCCAGTCGTACCACCAATCGCCATGACTTTATTAATTTTTTCTGCAAAATCTACGGCTTGTTTAGGATCGGGGAACGCATCGTGTGCCGATTGTGATAATGTAGCTACCGTTTCGGCCATCGAAGCATATTCAGTACGAGACCGTCTAGCCGAATCATAAATCTCTTTATTTAAGGCTGCTACATTACCTTGCTCACCAACGATTAAACCGAGACGAGCTTGAATCGACGCAAATTCTTGTGCTGCATCGAAGACATGACCGATCGCATCGCCTACTTTTTGAATAGCAGCTGCTGCTATATTCGCACCGAGCGAACCTAAGAAAATAGCTTTTAAATTAGATAAAGAGCCGTGTGCATTATTAGTAGCATTGCCTGTATGTGTTACTTGCTGTGCAAAATTCGACATACTAGACGATGCCGTGCCAGCCGTTTGACTAATATTGTTAAGAACAGGAGAAACACCGTTATTTAACTTAATCGTGTTAGATAATATAGACATATTCTACTCCTGATTTATTGCGTTTTAATTCTTTAGAAATATGGTCACGCTCCTTTTGTCGTATAGCTAAGGACGCGAATATAAAATTGCGCTCCTGTTCATCCATAGAGTTCAATTCGAGCGGACGTATATGTAAATCTTGGAGGGCCCTATGGTAGAGATATGCCTCGGGATTCTCCTCTATTAGTTTTTTAATTCATCGATATCGTTAGCTTTAGTACCAGCCATAACTTCTTGCAGCGCAGCTGTTAATACTTGTGTTTCGCCAGGGTACAACATAACGCTTAGCAATTCATTAGCGGAAGATACACCATAAGAGTCTTGTAATTCTGCATCGTTAAGAGATGGATATAATACGACAGCTTCGAGGAGTTCGGCGTTAAGATTTTCTTCGTTAACGACAGATTCTTTCTTACCGTTCTTAATAGTCGTTTTGGTGTTGCGTTTCGTAATTTCTTCGACACGTTTAGTGCTAATAGGATGTAGTACCCATTCGATAGGACTGCCGTCTTCGTTAGTAAAGCGTTCAGATACGACTACCTTTACGTCGGGTAAAGATTTAGCATTAGATTTAAAGAATCCGTTTAAGGACATATTTTTGATATCTGCCATAGAGGTTAATCTCCTTGATATAGAATAATAAGGAGCCATAAGGCCCCTTATTTACAGATGAATTAGGCTTGCATACCGTCTAATTCTTTAAAGTTTTCTGGAATTTCAAGACCTTCGAATGTGAAGTCTACGTCTTGTTCTAGGTATTTACCATCGGCATCGGCTAACGTAAGGTCGAAGTTATCGATATTAACACCTTTAATAACGACTGTACGAGTACCGGCTGCTGAATCGGAATCTTCGTTAGTAACTTGAAGATCGAAGTATACGTCTTTACCTTTATTCATGAAGTCTGTCATTAAGTCGGTAAAGATAGGCGTATTATCGTATACGGTCATAGAACCAGTACCTTTAGCACCAGTAGATTTATTACCTTTAGTGATACGGCCTAAGATAGCTACTTCTTCTTTAGTTTTGTCGACTTTAATAGTGACTTTTTTAGCGTTGAGTAACAAACGACGTTTACCGTTGATAGTCATATAAGCACGAGCTTCGACTGCACGGATGACGTCTTTTGCTAACATAGTTTGAGTGTTTGCCATTTAGTACTCCTTATTTCACAATGCAAGTAGCGTACAATTTATCCATAGCGACTGTCGGATTGATTTCGTAGTTAACGAGTACAGAACCTTTTTCATCGCCTTCTGTCGGGATTTCGACGTCTTTGGATTCGAATTCTTTAATCGCACGTACTTTAGCATAATCTTCGAATAATTTAACGATATCGTTCCATAAAGCGATACGACCGTCTTTATCGTTAGGAGTTTTGCCTAAGTAGTAGTTATTAAATAAACGTGCTACGTCATAAGCAGAATTATCGAGGACTCTGATAACTTGATTAAGGGCAAAATCTTTAGTACGTTCTTTAGAAAATTCTGTGAATGTGTTAACGTCTTCGAGGATACGAGTGTTACCTTTAACGTTGCCAGATGCAGAATCTGCTACGTTATGGAATACAATTTGGCCGCCTTTAATAAATTGTTCGAGTTCGTATTGTTTATATTGAACGTTGAAGTTATATTCGCCGTCGTATACTTTATTCGTAAGGGATTTATTAATTGGGCAAGATGCTTCGGCGCCAGTTAACCAGTAAACGCCAGCACCAGGTTCAGCTCCAGCATCACTTACCTTATTAGCTAAGGAAATAACGCCTTCATAATTAGCACGAGTATTATTGTATAAAACGACTTGGAATTTTTGACCTGTCATTTCACGAGCACGTTTAGCGAATGCGATGAATAAGTTTTGAATTGTTTGATCGGAACCAGCGTAACCTAATACGTTAAAGTAGTATGGTTCGATTAGTTCGATGTATTTTTGATAATCAGATGCTTGTACTGCCGTACCGTTAGTACCACCTGTTAAATAGGTAGCAGATTGCGGAGTGAATGCCGTCATATCGTTAAATGTTACGTATGCGTTATTAACGAGTTCTTTAGGCGTAGAAAGACCGGATTGTTCGTCGACTTTCTTAACGACATCGTCTGTCTTAAGATAAGTCGTTACGACGAATTTAGAAGCATCGTTAATATCGGCCGTAATAGCAACAGCGATATCGTTACCACGTACACCGCCGCACGTCGCTGTAGCTACGGTAGATTGTGCTTTAACGGCATCGGAATTTAAACGATATAAATATAAAGTTTTAGTATTGATGAATAAGTCACGTAGACCTTTCATTTTTTCATGTGCAAAATCGTAGCCGAAAATACGAAGTGAATCCTTTTGGAATTCTTCTTGTTCGACACGTACGATTTTGCCTGTTTCGCCCCAGTCAAGAGATAAAGCCATTGTTGCGTAACCGCGATCTACGATTTCGGCAAATGCTTTATTCTTGGAAACGAAATTAATATATGCGCCTGGCAATGTTTTATTTTGAAATAGCCAGTAACCGCCACCTAATGCCATAGGATAAGTCTCCTTTATTTAAAATATTAATCGTTAAAGATTTCGTCATTGAAAACTTCAATGACGGGTTTGTTTAAAGTTTCTTGTAGTAAATCTTCGACCTCTTCGATGCTGTATTCTCGATTTTCGATAACAGCGGCAATAAGATCGGCATATTGTCTAAAACGTTTAGAAGCGATAATCACTTCTGGAGTAAAAGTAGGAGTAGTATTTTCGTTAACTTCGTTAACTGCGTTCGTTTCGTTCGCTACGTTCGTATTATCTGTATCAGTTTTCTTTGTTCTTGGCATATGTTACCTCTTGGTTTTGATGTAGTGTAAGCATAGGATTAGCATTATGTTTATTTTTAAGTATGTGATACTCATAAGAGACCTTAAAATGTAAGATGCCGTCAGTAACACGATGACTCATATCGATACCGTTGAGGAGAGAACCATCTGAGAGGGTTATGTATTCGAGGTCGAAATATAAGTCTTCGGTTATCGGATTTATTTGTTCCTGTTGTGCTTCGATATAATCGTCGTCTGAAATAAAGAACATAATATCGAAGTCGTTACGGCGTTCGTACCGTATATCCATGATATGTGTTTGTTCTGTATTAAGTGTCTCGATAACGAAACAAGGGAATTGTGCATCTGCTTTAATCTCGTCGATGTATATAGGATATTTAAAACTGTTAAATAATGATTTAGCTATGCCGTCGATGATTTCGTTAATGTAGTTCATTATTTGCTCCACGTTGATAAGTACTCGTCGAGCGCGTTCTTCATAATCGTATCTGAAGCTTTTCGTGTAGCCGCTTCTGCCTTCTCTTGCATATGTAAGCCCTTAACAAACGACTTAGTAAGACGTTTACCGAGGACCGGTATAAAACGCCCGGGTCGTTGCCTGTGGCCATCGTTAACGTACGATGCATAGGAAGCCGTATTCTGTACCTTAACGGTCGTATCGTTAATACGTTCTGCTTCCCAGGATCGTCTCATGTGTTCCGATACGGAGCGATATGTACCGTCGGGCGAAGTCTTAGTTTCACCGACTGGCGTATTCGCTATAGCTTCGGCTAAATAATGTTGTGCTAAGTCGTCGGTTATCGTTTTGTTTAAAGAAGATATATTATTCTGAAGCTCTTGCGTCTTCCTTAATAGCTCTTCGAATCCCGAGAGGTCGACTGTAACGTTAGCCATTATGTTTACTCTTAAGCGTTAACTGTATCTCTTGGTGAGTATCGTATAACGCTACCTGTGAGGAAGCTGTATAAGCGAAATGTCGATTGTTTCGTATCACTTCGATATCGGTACCTGGCTTAATTTCGAGATCGGGCGAAATGAATAAAACTACGATCTGAGAAGCCGATGGTAGCTTATTAACGATATCGTTAGTTTGAAGAGTCTTAAATGAAACTCGACAAGGGTAACTAACTGCTTCGAGTTCGCCGTTCTTAATTATGCCAGTGAGAGGATCTTGAATGGCTTTTCGTTGTTCAGTAAGAATACATGTATCTTGATAAAGACGCTCGAAATGTTGACGAGCTACCATTTTAATGTTCGATAACATGTTATGTCTGTACCTTCCAATGAAGTCCATTTACTAATAAGAGAAGATAGATATGATAAGGTATTATCGCCGCCGAATTCTATTTCAGTGTCGCCTTCCTTAAGCCGTTTAATTGGTTGAAGATCGGCTTCTTTGAGAATCAAATCCTTATGGTGATCGATAAACCTTGCGGCCACTCTTTTATCGAGTAGTCCAGATAATTCGGAAGGCAAATCTTCTAGGTTAAGAATATTAAGAAGATATTGCCGTTCCGCATCATAGATGTACTGAAGAACATTGTCGTATTCTGGAGTCACGTTAAAATGTGTCGAGAAACGAATAAGTTCTTTGATGTTATCCATGATATTAACTTATATTATTTTTTGAAAGTTGCTTTAACGACTTTAGATTCGTTAGTCAAACCGACAGCATAATGTGCAGATACTACGATATCAGTAGACAATGCTTTTGCATGACGTTCTGTTTCGAGGTTAGCTTCAGCTTTAGTATAGATAGTAACAGCTGGAAGAGCTGGAGTACCGTCTTCGACTTCTGGAGTCAAGCATACGATGAAGTTGTCGATGTTAGCCTTGGAATCGTCGATACGACGAGAAGGAACGACACGACAGCCAGCGATCATACCGATTTCGCCGTTCATCATAACGTCGTTACCGTATTTATCTTTAGCGATGAAGGAATCGTCTTGACGAAGCACTGTTACTTGAGAAGGAGCAACAAAAAGGACTTTTTCAGTAGCAGTTTCTTCGTTTAATTTATCGATAGCTGCCACGATACCTTTATAAGAAATTTGTTTAGCATCGGTAGCTACCAAAGTAGTAGTACCCAATGCTACTAATACGTCGTTATCAATTTTATCTGCCATAGACAAAGATAATTGATAAGTAGCTTGGCCGACAGGATCGCCTAAACCAGAATTAACTGCTTTATCTGTCAAAGTGATAGCTTTACCAGCTGTTTTAATTTGAACAGTTTTAGTAGAAGCGGACATAGTAGCAGTCGTAACTTCAGCACCTTCTGCTACGTCTTCAGCTGCACCGATATAAGCCCATGCCGGAATAGTTACAGTGTCGCCAGGAACGCCTTTAAGTTCTTCGTTAACAGCTGCGAATTGTGTAAATTTTAATGCTTTAGGCAAGCCAGCAGATACCATATCTTGCATAACTTGAGGGTTAATAATATTTGCGAGTTTCGTTTCGTTTGCCATTGTTAGATGGTCTCCTTGTAATTAATTAGTGAGATAATTCTTCGTACAAATCGGGATCGGATTCTTGTAACTTAACGCGATCGAGATAAGATAATTTTTTGAATTGTTCTTTAGTTAAACCGTTATCGGTTTTAGGTGTAGCTTCCCCTGGTATAACTCCTTTAATAGAATCTTGTTTAAATAAATATGGATCAGATTCTTTTAAGGATTGAATTTGTTCTTGAATACCAGTGATCATATCGTTATCGAACGTAATCTTAGAGCGATCTAATAAGCCTGTTAAGATGGATTGATTCATAGCGCCGGCTTGCAGTACTTCTTTAGCGATGGCTGTGTCGATTTTCATGTTCTTAATATTTTCGACGTAATCGGCTTCTCTCTTAGCTGCGGCGTCTTGAAGTTCTTTGATTTGAGATTGTAATGCTTCGTTCGCTTCGTTAGCTTTAGATAACGTGTTAATATCGTTAGTTAGGTTTTCAATTTCTTTTTTAGCGCTCTTGTATGCATCGTTCTTCTCGTTAAACTGAGCTTTAGATACGTAGTTTTTACCATAATCTTCTATAATCGTTGCGCATTGTTCTTCGGAAAGGTTGAGTGCTAATAGTTGTTCTTTAGTCATTGAGGGAAACTCCTTAAATTAATACATTTCGTTTGATTATCGTGAGTCACATCTCACATTGAATTAATTAGTTAATTTTGTTCTTTATCGTCTACAAAATTTAAAAAGACAATATAATAAGAGTGGCGCCGATTAGGTTAAGTAATTGGACTTCCACTCTTCATAAGTCATATCGGGTATGTACTTTGTCTTCTGATCTGGTCTGGATGCTCGTGAGTTAAGCGGTACGTTCGGTATCATTGTCGAACGACAATACGGATGAAACGGAGGCGCCGTTATTCCGGGTTTATAATCGGATAACGGTACGACGTGTTTGTCGAGATGCCGACATATCGAGGATGTATGCTTGTCGAGCGTCGCTAAGATCTGGTATTCTTTTACGTTTAATTCCTTAAAGGAATCGTGTAACGCTAATTCTTGAACGTATGCCGTTTCTGTTTCGACTAAGCGTCGTACATTAGAGATTTGTGTGTCGAATGTATGTGATATACGTTCTGTCGTATGCTCCGATGATTCTTGTGCTATAAAGGAACGTGTTATCTCTTGACGTAGCTTTGTGATGAGTACGTCTTTTTGTTGCCATATACGATCGGAGAAATTTTGTTCGTTCCACGGTTGTCGTATAGTAGCTAATATCTGTTTCTTAGGTACTTGTCTAAAGGTTTGATAGTTACCTAATAGTGATTGTGTAGTATAGGCTGCTTTATAATAACTTGATTGGTATTGCTTAAGTAGGAAATCTGTTAAATGAGTATTAGTGTCGGCGGCCATCTCTTCGGCAAATTGTTGTGTATGTATCCATAACGCTTCGATGCGTGAGAGACGTGATCGTAACGATGCGTTCTCGAGTAGCTTGATCTGTTTAGGAGATAAGTTCTTCTGTTGTGCCAGCTTTATATATTGCTTTAGCGTTAATTTAAACGCCTTTAATTCTCTTGCCGTTAATTGCTTTTTGGCTTCTTGTAGTGTTATGCCGTTAGTATTGGCATACCTCTGATAAAACGACTGTATCTGTGAAAGTTGCTTTTCAAGAGCATACTCAGTAATCGAAGACAGTTCATTAAACTGTTGTTGTGCATCGAGGATACTTTGTTCTTTATCGCTTAGAAAACGATCTTCCCAATACATGATTAGTTGCCTTCGTACGTATAATCTTGATTAAGAGTTTCTTGTCGCTCTTTCTTAATTTGTTCGAGTTCTTCGTCGACGTTTAGCGTAAACGGATGATTAGCTACGAGAGTTTTTTCAGATAGGATACCGACAGAATCTTTAATAGCATTAATCGTATCTTGTTGATTTACAGGTAAGTCTCTATTAAAGATAAAGTTAATAGAATTAATAATCGGGAGACTATTAAGGGAGCGATAAGCATTAATAAAGTCTACTAAATGATGTAGCGACGCTTGGAATTCCGCTTCGAGATCGTTAGCGTCGAGGTCGATATCTGAGTACATCGAATTAATATTCATCTGATTCGGATTATTCGCCATACGGTCGTCTTTAGCATCGAAGCCTCGGCCATTCGTGATAATCGCACGTTCTAACTCTTTAATAATCGTCGTATAATTTGTCGCATCGACATTAACGTTAAGTGCTTCGACGTCGCCTTGTACTTCCGGAGTCGAAGAGATTTTAATGACGCCGTGTTTAGCTAAGTTATGTCTGAATTCTTCGAGATTAGTGCCGTCGTACCCTTTAAGTACTAAGATCGTATTATGTACGTCTTGAGACATCACGTTAGCAAAGTTAGACATCATTTGATTGAGAGCATCTTGAAGTGTCTTAATACGATCGAGTAAGAATGTCTCGTCTGAGTTAGGCTTAAACCAGATTAACGGTACGGACGTCCAGTTATAAGAGATATCATTTTTATGGATATATGCCGTATTTAATTTAGATGTATCGGGCGCTAGTTGACCGTTAGAATAGGTATAATAATGTACGCCTTCCGGTAGATAATATTCGACGTGTGTTTCGGTCGTCGTGATAGTAGTACTTTGATAGATTTCGACGTCGTAGAAGTGAATAAAAGCATCGAGTTGTTTATGTGCTTCGTCGTGCCAGAAAGGTATAACGTTCTCGGGTTTAAATCGTTTAAAGGATAAGTTGCCTTGTTCGTCGATAAACGGATGTAGATAACCGATCGAGCATTGGTATACGTCCTTGCCTAATTCCTTTAATAGATTTTGGAAGTTTGGATTAAAGTACTCGCTTAGATCTATATCTTGTTGTGTTTGTGTATCGATTTGTTGTGATAATAGATAGTTAGTCTTTTGGTCGACTAGATCGTCGAATAAGTTGTTAATGATTTTATTATTAGGTATGATACCTGACGCATCTTGCATTGTATCTTTAGCAGTATATACGAGATGTTTCGGTTCTTGTTGGTTTCCTAAATAATATTGTCGTGATAAAAGCATCTTACGTCGTTTCTTGGAATACAGGAATTTCTCGTATTCGGCTTGTACGAATTGTTGTTCCGAGATACCTGTATTGCGACGTATGATGTCGATCCATTGTTCGGTTGTATTCATTGGATATCCTTTAGTTAATCGAATGAGAATATAGGAGTTTGTGTATTAATCTTCTCGGCGACGCCTGTTAAAGCATCGGGAGCATCGTCATGTAGGTTTTTACCTTCTCGTTGATACGATGTAATGGCTTTATAAAACTCTGGGAATTTGTTGTGCCAGTTTATCGGGAAGTATATATGTTCCATTACCCATGTAGCATTAGATAGTATTCGTGATTGTTTATTCTTTGATTGATGGAACGGTATAATTGTTGTGTAATTAGTATTATGTATATCTGTTAAATAATGAGAGATTTGACGTGAGAATCCTCGGCCGCCGTTGTTCGATTCGATATACGCTTCATTAGCTTTATAATCGAACAAATGTTTTGCGACTAAGGGCTCTGTTATCTCCATCGGTTCATTTGTATAAATCACGTCGAGGATATACGCTTCTTTTTGTCGGATGCCGTATATGATCGAACATAGATAGTCGGTACCCGTATCGGCCGTATCGGTATACGACTGTATTTTCTCGAATTGAGGAAGAACGTCGTATGTTTTAAGGGATGAGTAAAGTTGACCTTTAAGGTCAATCGGTTCTTGTTGATAGTTAGCATAGAATATATCGGGCGAAATTAATCGTTTCTTCTCTTCGTATGACTCACGGGAGAGAACCTCGTCACATAACATAGTACCGTCGTCTTGAAGAGCTTTAAGCGATACGACTTCGGCATCGTCTTTAAAGTGATTAATAATACGACCAGCTAAATCATCTGAAGCCCAGCGTGTCATAATGATAATAATCTTACCGCCCTCTTCTAAACGGGATAACATCGTATTAGTGAACCATTCGAAGTGAGCTTGTTTAGTAAGTTGGTTGTTAGCTTCGAGAGCATTCTTTATAACGTCGTCTATGATCATTAACGTACAGCCGAACCCTGTAGCCGTACCGGAAGGCGATGTAGCAAGGTAAGATGAATATTGACCTTCGAGGCTCCACATATTCATAGCCGCATCACCTTGTTTAATCTTTGTGTTAGGGAACACATCGGAATAAACCGGAGTAAATGGATCGGCCTTATTCGTTTGGATAGCATTTCGTACTGATTTAGCGAATTGTGTCGATAAGGTTTCGTTATAGGATCCTGTCATAATCTTTTGTGTCGGGTCTTTACCGAGGTACCATTCCGTAAACATAATAGCTGTTCTAGACTTACCAGTACGAGGTGGCATAGATACTATTAATACTTTCTTAGTAGATTGTGATACGAAATGTTGTAGAGTAGCTGTTAAATGAAGGAGATAAGGCCGCGATCTCTTATAAAAGTCTGGAGCCATTAATTCGCAATAATCGAAGAAATCTCGTCGAGCGAGTTCTAGCTTCGCCTGGTATTGAATATGTTGTTTGAGCTCTGGCGTCATTCTCAATTGGCTTGCTTTGGAAATTCGTATCACCTCCTCTGAGTGTTCGTATATGTTCGTATAAGTTCAGAAATACATAGGGAGTATTAATCGGGTTTATTATCAATTAGCTTTCGTAGTTCTTCTGTCGTTAAGGATTGGACCGGATTATTAATTGTCGTATCCATTTTGATACGTTGTTCATATGCTGCATCCATCTTGTTTAAGATATCGAGAGCTTTTAATCGATCGGTAGCTTTTATATCTAAGTCATAGATAAACTGTGTTAGTAGGTTTCTTCTATCTTCAATACTTGCTACACGTTGTTCGTGTCTTTTGTTGATACGACGCTCTAATTCAGCTATGTAGGCTTGAATGGCCGGTTTCTCCAAGTTTTCGCTGGCTATATTGAGGGCAGCTTTACGTGTCTTGCATTTATAACCAGCTTCTACTGCGGCTTTATAGGCATCGTGATTACTGGCCACGTATTCTTCACAGAAGATAGTTTGCTTATGTGTTAAAGTGTATCCATCGACAATAAGTTTGCCTCTGGAGTTTTCTTTAATGGCAATGGATCTCACCTCTTTCGTTTTTTAATGTATTAGGTATTAATAAGTAGTTAGTTATAACTACGAATATATGTTTGGTTGATAAGGCAAAAAAAAGAACCCTCGTTAGAGGGTATCTTTTTTCTACAGTAGTAAATTTTAATCAAAGATGTTTTAAGAAAAGGACTAAAATTATGACATCTTTATAAGGGTAAATAATAGGAGGTAAATTTTAAATGTTTTGTACCCTCTAATATTATATTATGGTCTTAAGGGGAAATATGGGGAAGATGTTGTTATTATTATTAATAGTATGTGTATAAGAGATATATAAGAAGCTATTAAATGAAAAGAGGCGGTCTATTTGTGTTCGGCCGCCTTTGTTGTTCTTATGTAGTTCGTTAATATAACGACATGATCATCATCGGTAAGTACATCGTTAGTAGTACAAATAATATGATTAATAATAGTTCGTTATCCATTGTTGCCTCCATGTAATACTTCACATACTTGTTTGAGGGCTTCGACATGAATATATTTAATAGCTCGGAAGGTGCATCCTCTATTCTGTGTATACGATTGTTCCCAGTTACTAGCAATTTGTACAAGAGGTATGTCGTTTAAGTAGTAGTTTGTAAGCAGTAACTTATAGCGGGCATCTGGTACCTTATTAATAGTACTAATGACTTCTTGCTGTATAGCGATATATTCTTTTTGAGAGGCTAACTCTTCTTGTTTATATTTCGTGAGGAGTGATTGTAGCTCGCTATCGTCGATACGTGAGATATCCTGTTGGTATAGTTTAGTTAATGCATTTGATTGCTTAAGATTTGTTTTAGCGTCTCGGTATCGATATAAGTATTTACGAGCTAGATTAGTATTATAGTATGGATGATCTTCGTTAAAGAGTGGTTGTTCTATATAGTTGTTAGAGTTATCTAGTAGTTCTTTAATTAAGGCTTTTTGTTGTTTAGTATATTTCATAATTAAGTCCTTTAGTATTTTATATATTAATAATAAGAGAGATGATTAGGTAAGCTATTAAGGAGAATAAGGCGATCATGGTGTACACGATTGCTTTTAGGTAGAATGTCGATACGATGACTACACGATTATTTTCGTGGTCTATAAGGATATTAGGTTCTTCGTTCGGTTGTTGTCTTCTAATGTTGATTGTCATGGGATAGTGCCTTTCTTAATTTCTTGAGAGCTCTGGATTTAGCATCGGATACTAACGTTATTTTTAGATGCAAGCGTCTGGCTATCTGGTGTAGGGATAAGTTTTTATAATATAAAAGTATAATGACTTCTCTTTCTCGGTCGCTTAAGCACGACATATCGATTGTCGGTTCAGTCATATCGTCGAGTATATCGTCGAATGCTTTTGAGGCTTGTTTATCCTCGACATGTTCAAGGATCGACACCTCTCCTTCTCCATCGTTACAAAGACGATCTAGTTCTTCGACGGAAAGTGTATTTAGTATCTCGATTACGTTGTGCTCTTTAATGTTTGTGATATCGGAGATGGCTTCGGTCGTAATCGGTTTATTTAAACGTTCAAGAAGTTCCTTAGCCTTATTAATTTTCTTAAGCTTCTCGATGGCTGATTCTGGTAGGCCTATCGTTTTATTTCTTCTGAGGTAGTCGCATATTTGACGGAAGATACCTCGTCTCATGTAGGTCGTAAAAGAAGCCTCGTGAGTATAATCATAATTCTCAAATGATTCGAGTACGGCAATCATACCTTCTTGAAATAAGTCTTCGATATCGTCGACGTTCTTATAAATCGATGCGATGCTAATAATTTGTCCGCACTGATTTAATACTAAGTCTTCTTTAATTTGTTTCTTACGTCTTAAAGATGGTGTTTCGTGGTACTCCTTAAAGAGAGCTTTTTCTTCTTCTTTAGTAAGGTATTCTGTAGTCGGTATTAGATAAGATAGTTTCATGTTGTTATATAAGTCCTTTGTGTTATGTTATGTTATTAGTTAAGCTGTTAAGAATGATGAATGGCGGCCATCCGCGCAAATAAAAAGAGCGCCGGAGTATGTAAAGCTCTCGGCGCCCGATCCAGTGTATTAAATTGTCTTCGCTTGTTCGCCATTCATAGGTATATTACTCACGGTATAGTGGCGTTAAGCGATATATAAGATGAAATTTTAATGAAGTTTCATCAATCTATGTTGTAGAAGTTTGTCGTTACCCGAAATCCTCTCTTATCGGCTAAGACATTAACTTCTTTATTGTCTTTGTCTATATAATAAAACTGATATTGTGTCTCTTGTCGTCCATTCAATCCTCTAGGATGATGAACCTTAACATCGAGGTTTTTGTGCTCGATCTTTTTAATTGTTAGCAATTTGTCGATAGCTCGTATCGGTGTATATCCATTAAACTTACAAGCCATCCGAAGCCCTTCAAAATCTTTGTCAGTAAGTTCAAAAATCTTACTCATATTAATACCTATAAATGTATAATTGTTGAATAATGTTAATTAAGATTTAGTGAAGTTTTAACTTTCTCCATCATCGGTAAAGTGAAGTTAAGTTTTGTTGCTACTGTAATATCGCCAGTCAGTCCTATGTGGATTTTTACAGTATAATCGATATCATCAAGATTTAAGAAAACGTTTATGTTTTCAATTTCCATTTCATCGAATACTTCATTTTTTCTTTGTTTTGTGTTAAATCCTAATAGCTTAATATTTAAACGTGTCTTATTTAGGATCTGTTTCAACTTATCTTCGAGACTATATTTACTGTCTTCATCTAAAAGGTAGTGAATATGGTCTCGATCTGCAAATAAGGATCTTATTGTTTCAATGCCTTCATAAAACTCTAATAGAGCCTTTTCTGTAAAAGCAACTGTTTTTTCTTCCATAGTGTTAGTCCTTTACTTTAAAAAATTATGAGTTGTTATAACTATGGTGTCATATTCATTTTGTAGTCTAGCGGCTTGAAATTGATATTCACCATCTTCGATAATTGCAAAATATGCTTCATTGAAGCCATTGTCGTTTTGTAGTATATATACGTCGACTACATTAAGATCTTGCAACTCATTTTGAAGATCCTGTTTAAATGCTTCTTCTAAGCCAGCCTTATTGCAAGTATCATTATATTGGATATAGACCGATTCTTCTCTTTCTAGAGCTTTGCTAATTTTATTCTTAGTTTTAGTTAAATACCGTTTTTCATTAGCGGCGTCTTTTGTTATCATTAAATATTTACCTCTTCTACTTTAACGTACATATAATCTATATTATGACCTATGCCAGCTTTATAAATCGTTCCATTATTACTTTTAACTTTTACATAAGCAGCATATTGTTCTTGTGTTTCTTCTGGATTTTCTATAATTATAGTATCGATAATTGTAAAGTCTGATAAAAGACTATCGATAATTCTGTTAAATATAAGATTTAATTGTTCTGGTGTATATAAATTAAATACAGTGTCATATTCATTCATAGCGGTAATAAGCGCCGCTTTTACAATATCTTTATTTTCTTTCATATGCAAAACCTTCCTCTAAACGTTTAGCTTCTTCTGGTGTTTTTTTATCTCTAATAATATGTAAAACGTAATCATATTGTTTAGCGTTAAAGTATAATTGGCTTTCAACCGGAAATTCATAAAATACTTCAGTACTAATTCTCATAAGGTAAGCGTTAGAATGAATTGCCGGGTTTAGCATGTATTTACATTCTTTACCTTTGCCTATCTTTTTTAAAATCTTGGCTTTTTTTGCGCAACGAATAAAAAACTCAGCCGTTATTTTAGACATGTTAAAATCTTCAGTTGCAAGTAACTCTTTGAGGCGATCTGTATTAAGATAATCTCGATCGTTTCTACCAACAACAATATTATTAGCATTTATATAAGCAGGAAGCATCGCTACGGCAGCTTTAAACGATGCAAAATCATATCGCTTTTTACCAGCACTTGCCGCTTCTTTAATGGCATATGCATTAATCAATCTTAAAAGTTGTGCTCTACGTCTAGCAATAAAGTTAGTTCGCTTTACAAAATTATTAAGATTAATATAGCAGCCATCTTTACTAAAAACTTTAACAAGTTTTCGCTCTTCTTCTTTTAAGATTTCACAAGCAAGTTCATCTTGTCGTAGGGGACGTTTTTTGCGTTCATTTTCTTCGTCGATAGCCTTTTGTGCTTGCGCTTCTGGACTATCTAGTTCTTCTACATAAGTGTTGTCAACTTCTTCAAGTAAGTCAAAACCTTTTTCTAGTGGCATATTATTTACCTCGTTATTAAAATTCACTGATTTAAGATACCCCTTGAGGGTTATTTAAGGAAGTCTAAAATTACCGTGACGGTAACATTTGCTTTTTGAGAAAATCATTTATAAACTCTAAAGTTTTCGATGATTTTTTATCAATTTTTGGTAGCTACGTAGTAAGAATATTCTAAAAGAGTTCCTATTATTTTTAATCAAAACCAGGTATTAAAATTTCTTTACCCATTGGATATAAAAAAAAAAGTTTTTTTTACGTAAATACGTAACCCTCCCAAGTGCCTTCAAGCCAGTAGTTAACTGGCTTTTGTTTAAAATCTTCGTGTTAGGTCTTCTAAGATTCTACTAAAGGACTTGTTTTGATTAATTTGGTTTTTAATGTTCAAGATGCTTTTACTATTCTAAATATATTATATCAAATAACATCGTCACGTACAAGTCGGAAACTATATAAATTTAGTTAATTTTATGAATTATGTCCATAAGCATTCTTGACGCTTGAATGTGACGATCACTGTAGAATGATTATGAAGTGAGCATCGCGAACGAATATATCATTCGGAAGTGTTTTTACTTCTCGTACATATATTACTCATGGCAGTATTAAGTTAATACATTTTGCCAAAAAATATTTTTAATGGGTTTAAATTAAATGAAACTAGTGAAGCGAGCGCCAGCGAGCGAATTAGTTTCATTAGGGGGAGCATAGCGACATATAGACCAGGTATATACTATGTTTTTAAGGCTTTTTAATGTCGTTAAATAAAAAATGTTCTTAGTAGTATATTATGGTTCTGTCTGTAATTATTGTATAGCTTTAAGTTATGGCTAGGTATATTTCATATGTCAAAAGTTATAGCAACAGTTAAAATGCATTTAGTTGTGGTAAGAATTTTGCCATAGCTTTTAGATATACCATGTCAAAATAAATATTTTTTGAGAAGAAATGTTCCTTCTACTAAGTATATTAGGCGTGGTAAGGGGAAATTATGGGAAGATGTTGTTAATAGCTGTAAATGTTGTATTATGGGCGGCAGTTAGGGTTTTAAAATGATATTGCTGTTAAGAATGTTTATTGTTGGAGATGTAGCTGGCTGAAGAGATGTGTTTAAGAGGTTTCTTTGATTAAGGTTGTTTAAATGTCTTTAGAGGCTATTAATGAGAGGTATATGATTGAGAAGAGATCGCCGGCGCTCTTAACGGTATTAGGTTGTGGAATATCATCTATTGTTCCTTATCAGCCTTGACAGGTTGTGGCCCTTCTATTTAATTGAAATTGACTCTTGTAAGGTATTCTGTGGCCAAAGACTACTACTGAAGCTTTATTAGTTGTTGTCATAGGATATTATCTATTGTCACTGCTGATAATAATGGAGAATATACATTGGATGGACAGAGGCAGCCACTTCTACTTCGGTAGCATATCGTCAAAGGCCAGGCGTCCTATGCTGCATCAGAATAAAAGCCCTGGCAGCCTGTATATCGTTAAGGGCGGCCAGGACACAATACGTTATATGGACCAGTGGCCGCTTTATGATCATATACATCAAACAGATGTTCTATGATTAACTGCATACCTAGCTCCAATAGCGGCGCCCTCTCAAACTCTTGTCATATGTGCCATTATTAACAGCTTTGATACGTCTCTTCAGCTCCAACGTTTTTAAGTTACCGAAGTCAGATATATGTCATAGCCAGCAATAGCTAAATTTATCAATTATAGCCCCTCTGACAGCGTTTTAATATGGGCCTGGTATAATCTATCCTCAAAGGCTAAAACTTTTCTCAGAGGCGATTTAAATGAATTAAGTCATTTTATCTAAGACAATAAGCCGCCCTTACACATATATCTACATCGCTACAGTAGTCATAAAACTTCGTTATTTAAGCTCTAAGGGCCGTCTACTGTGTTTAAGATATAAATACTCCAGAAGGATACAAACTAGCCCTAGAGAGGCCTTAATTAATATTTCGTACCTAGCCTAACAGAGAGACCTAACAACTCGGTCTGACGACCTCGGCCCGCGCTTACTTCCCAACTACAAACTAAGGAATATATCCGATGCAGGAATAGCCGTAGAATTCATTTAAAGGCCCTATACGGAAGTTTTGATATTGGCCAGGTATAATTTATCCTAAGCTATATTTTTAATCCGTATAGGCGATCGATAAATATTTATACATTCGACCTGTGGAGACCTATTTTAAGGCAAAAAAATACCCCCTACCCAGTCTCCCAGGTAGAGGATAATTCTTATTGTTATAGGGCTTCCATGTCGGCTAATTCTGACGTTCTGCACATTGCTTTAAGATTGTCTGGATTCAATGGATCGCTTAATGTGCCATACACATCTCCATATAGCTCCTTACCAGCTTTAACAGTTTTAGCCTTCGGACTCCCTTTAAGTAATCGTACACCAGATGCAAATCCTAAGACCATCATAACAGCCGCCATATCTAAGCTAAAGCCCATGCTTTGATAACGTCTTAAATCTTGGTTACACATGCCGTAATTTGTTAAGCCGTGTTTTTCGACTAACTCAACTAACGTCATTTCAGTATCGAACCAGTTAATTCTTACGTTGGATTTCATGTTCCGCTGTTGAGTAGTTCTATCGGCCCATCGACAGTTGTCTAGATAATAACCTCTCTCGCCGTCGATACGATCTATCGTAAGGCCCTCTTCGTATGTATCGTACATGTCGCTCATGAAGTTCTCAAATACGTCCCATCTTGGATCGTAGCCCTTCGCATGGTACTTTTCATATTGTGGCTGAGAAGGATTATTACATCTATTCTTCATTTGCTTCCATTGGTGATAGAATTTAGTATTACTCATACCATGAGATAAGGACTTAGCAGTCGATTTAACACGTCGGCTAGTTTTATTTTTGTAGCCATTAGCCGCTGTGTCAGTGCCGCCTGTTAGCTCGTGAGTATTCTTTTGGCTAACGGCACCGGTCTCATTGTTTCTTACGGTCCATACGTGACCTTGGCCTTTAACGTATTCTCTGTTAAGAATAGAGTACAAAGTAGTTTTTGCTTGAATTCTTTCTAATAAAGTCATAATGTTAGTCCTTTATATTAACTAAAAACTTTTAACCGCTTAATTGCGATTCAATAGGATATTACTCATCTTTGTCTAAGAGTTATCAATTAATAGCTATATCAGTTTTGCATAGCTAATAGTTATTTAACCCATTGACGGCTAACCTTTGTCACGAGAAACTCTCGAAAGGCCTCGATATTAACGTTTTTCTTACGATGACTAAAAGAGATAACGTTGTCTTTAAAATCTGGATCGATTTCCATTAAGTGCACTAACTCAGTAGCTTTTGTTCTACCAATATCAAAAATCTTAGCTAAGTTAGTTACACTCGCATATTGTTGTGTCATAATACACCATATGCACTAACACTGATTACAATTCATCTATAATGATCATATACAAACATATACGAACAGTCAAGTCCTGTCATTGACAATTTTTAAAATATTCAGTAAGATATGTATATAAGGAGGAACAAACTATGGCAAGATTAGTTAAATTAGAAGCCCTACGCAAGCAGCTTGGCAAAAGTCATCAAGCGATAGCTGATGCTGTGCAAGATTATCTCCGTAAGGAGCTCGTTAACAATGTGACGGATATTACGCCGTTAGACCTTAAGAAGGCATCTTACAAGAGAACGACATACACAATGCTAGAGAACGGCTACGTTAAGAATGTAGCGCCTCACATTATCGAAGCCTTAGCGGCTGTGTTTGGTAAGTCTGTTAGTGAGATGCAAGAGATTTGTACAAACGACGTCGACATTAAGAATCGGGAGAAATTGATGAGCGAGATAAATGTAACGATCGACTTATTATCTGACGAACAATTAACAGCTCTTTTAAATCTTCTCCTTGAGTTTAAGAAATAGATAGGAGTTTAAGATGTTCATTGAGGAAAGAAAACTTAAAAACGGTACCCTCTCCTATCGTTATGGCGAGAGCTACAAGGATCCGTTAACAGGCAAGAATAAGAAGGTTTACGCTACATCGTCTAAGAATACTAAAGCTGTACAGAAGGAAATGCAACGTGTCCTCGCTGATAAGATCGAGGCTATATTGACGAACAGTGTAATTAATAAAAGTATGACAATTAAAAAGCTTACGGACGAATTTGTCGAGATCGATAAAGGTATCCGCAAGATCACGACGCAACAGAATCTTGAATATCATGCTAAGACACTACTGAAATGGTTTGACGGCAATATCTTAATAGCTAATTTTAAGGCTATTTACATTCAACGTACATTAAATACATACTTACAACAGTTTAGCTTTAACTACGTTAAGAGAGTTTACTCTGTATTCAAGCAAGTCTTAAAGTATGGTAAACGTATGGGCTACATTAATAACGTATCCTATCTCGACGACGTTATTCTAAAAAGACCGCCTCGTACGACCGAAGAAATTACTAAGGCTAGAGAAAAGTTTTTGACTAAGGACGAATTAAAGTCATTCTTAACGTCTCTGGCTAAAAAAAATCAACGCGTAGCCCTTCTATTCGAGTTTCAAGCTCTAACAGGATTAAGAATCGGTGAGTTAAGGGCTTTACGTATACAAGACTATAACGCTAAAAATGAGTACATCGACGTAAATGCGACGTTAACGGTAGACGGACTTAGGATACCACCTAAGAACGAATACTCGGCCCGTAGAGTCCAATTAAACAAACGAGCGCGGCATATTCTATCGACGTTCATAACCTTAAACCATAGTCGTAAGCAGATCATGCAGCATTATAAGAATGACGATAATTATATCTTTGTAACGGACGGCGGCATCCCTTACGATAGCCATTATTTAAACAAGATACTAAAGTCGGTACCATTCAATAAGACGATTACGACGCATACATTCCGTCACACTCATATATCCTTATTAGCCGAGAAACAAACGCCTCTTAAGACAATTATGGCTCGTGTAGGACATAACGAACCTAAGACTACCCTATCGATTTACACTCACGTTACGACCGCTATGAAAGAACAAGAAAAGAAAATTATCGACAGCATCGATATTATGGCATAA